TTGATAAAGCCGTCATCAGTGTCTGCAATAGCTAGGGTGCCAGTAATTTTTGGTAATGTTAGTGTATAAACTTGATTGGCATTAGGCGTATTTGCCTGTAATATTGTATATGGATAATCTATTCCATTAGTTTCATAGTGAAAATGTAAGCTGCCGTTTTCTCGCTGTACAGCCATCTTCAATCTATCACCCGAATAAAAACCATGAGAATATGTTCCGCTAACTGTGCTAGATATCGCACCAAACGTGGTTATACTTTTTGCGGTAACACCAATATATGGAACAGTATCATTAGGAACTATAGTAAGAGCACTTGCAAAGATAGAACCAAAGTTATCGCGCTTTACTTTTGTATTTGGAGTTGCAGCTACAGCGCTATCATGATCTCCATATATAATAACCTGATTATCAGAGTCTTTATAGTACAAATATCCATCAGCATAGTTTAATGCGAGCTCGCCGTATTCTAAGAAAGCTGGCTGAGGAATCGCTCCACTTACAGAACTATTTTTTAAAATAATTTTATTATAGGCAGGCATATATTATTTAATACGTGTGAAGTGTGAACGATAGAAAAGATGCGGCAAGTTAGGATCTATCATATATTTATTATGACCCGTAAAGTATAGTCTGCCATCATTTAGGTGCAGAACAGTATACTTACCATCACCCTTATAGTTGCTGACAGACTGAACGTCTATTATTTTCTCAACAATATCTGACGAAAGGTTAATAGGAGTAAATGTGTTTATTTGTGTGTTTGAACCAACTCCTGTTTCAAAGTTAGAATTTTCACCAGCTGCAAAGAGATAGTATTTGCTATCGTCTTTGTTTAAGGCTTTGATAAAGTTGACAGTATTTTTACTGTATCCGTTGCCGCACCAAAAATCATTGATTAGATAGTTTGAAGGTAATTCTGTTTCTAAAAATCTGTTGTCAGTATCTGCTCCTTGTAGACCACCAAATTTTCCGTTTGTATTGGCTCCTACACACCATAGTTCTGTTATTTGAGGGTTAATACTAACATTAAAGTTAGATATCGTATAAACTTTAACATTGTTGACACCAGGAGAACCGACTATTAACCTTGTTCCACCAGAACTCAAACCAATAGATGCTCCAAAATCTTCACTAGCGTTATATGTGCCATCTATATTATCTGCGACTCTAAACCAACTGCTGCCCGATAAACCGAAAAGAGTAACTCTGCCTGATGGTTTTCCAGTTAAAGAACTGCTACTGTCAGGAGCGCTTATGGCTACAATAGTGCCATTAGCAGATAGAGCTATAGATGCTCCAAAGTCATTGCTGTTTGATCCGCTGCTAATATCTAGACCAAGCTGTTTCCATGTTTGATCTACAAGTCTATTAACTCGAACTACTGTGTTTGTACTAGTTTTTCTAGCGCTATATGCAAGAGTCGTACCATTGCCGCTAAGAGATAGAGTTCTGCCTATTTCTTCGTATGGGCTACCATAAATTGTAGAACCTAACTGTTCCCATGAAGTGCCATTTAAAGAAAATACTCTAATCGCACCGCGATTATCACCCCAATAGTCTCTGACCCACCATCTTCTATAGAAAAACACGTCTAGCCAGTTTCTAAGTCTTACGTTGTTTTCATTGCCATTATTTCCTGGAGCGCTAATAGCGATGCGTGTGCCGTCACTGCTTAGTTTAATAGCATAGCCAAAATAATCATAACGGTTAGACACCGAAATTATGCCTTTGCCATCCGTGGTTCCTCCATGAGGAGACCAGGTATTTGAATTTAACTTATAAATTTTTACTCTGCCGTAATGAGTATAGATTGAAGAATCTATATATTTTGTATAGTACGGAGCGCCTACGGCCAATATTGTTCCATCAACGTTTAAAGAAACTGTGCCATCATGCATGCCAAGTCTTTCAGTTCTATCACCGATGATAGTATTTCCGACTTGAACCCAAACATTATCTACTTCACGATACTCATATAGTCTAACAGCACCATTTGGGTTTGTTGACGTTGAGTTTGCATTATAGTCTGGACTGCTAACTGCTACTACATTTCCGTTTCCGCTGATAGCCACACACGCACCAAAGCTTTCATTCGCATTCGTCGGAGCAGATAACAATGGTCCTCTTTGTTGCCATGCAGTTCCTACTAGCTTATATACCGCAACTTTACAGTTTGATTTTCCTGCCGCTCCGCCAAATACAATCGTAGTGCCGTCATCACTAATAGCAACGCTCATGCCAGCTTTAGTGGATGCGCTTCCGCTTATAGACAATGTACTGCCGCTCTGCGCAACGGTTCTAAGAGTTTGACATAAAATATATGTAGCTGCAACAGCAGAATGATTAGTAGTATAAACTTTATCAATAATTCTTTTATATGCAGAATTATTGACATTAGAATTATTGGCATCCCAAACTAGCTGCGGGGTTTTGTATATTACAGCTGGATTTGGCCAGTTGCCCATAACTCCTGCTCCAGAACCCCAAGAATATAACAGAGAACCGTTTTGTGCTAATAGATAGACGGTTTGATTAAGTCCTTGACCGGTTGCAAAAAGTTTACTGCCAACTAGATTTAGAGCAGCTCCGCTGTATTGTATTGAAGTGGTATTGTTAAACGATGTGTATGTATCGCTATCAGTACCATCCCCGCGCAATCCCTGTTTTCCATAGCCTGCTACCTTTAATTGTCCATCACTAGTAATTACTAAGATGGTTTCGTATGCTTGTGTTGTTCCTCCAGGAGCTACCGCATCTCCTCCAACCAAGATAACTTCATCTACACTCGCTCCGCTTAATACTGGAGTAGTTTCTCCTTGTGTTTTATCTGAAGTAGGTGTAGTTGATAAGTTTCCATTTACGCCGTATCTATTTCTACCAGCAATCCAAAGACGATCTGACGTATCGATTACTGCTATGGTATTTGTTTGTAGAGGCTCGCTCGAAGTTATAACGCGTTTGATCTTGTTTCCAGTCGAGTATCCGTATAGTTGAGTAAATGCTTTGGTCCATTCTTTAACCGTAGTTCCAGGATTTGGCACACGGTTGTACATGTTATAACGATTTTGTCCCATAAACCAAAGTTCACCAACCGTGTCTAACACCGCGATGCTATCATAGAGAACGTGTAGTGTGCTAGCTAAACGATTGTTCGGCAAATGCAATTCTGTGTGTGCGTACTTATCAGCATAGCCAAAACGATTTCCAGTATTATCACCGTTTATGATAATTGTACCGCTATCACTGATATAACAAAAATCTAGATTACTACCAGGAGAACTATATCTACTGCTAGAATATTTTTCTGCGAGTTTAGCGACAGATCCCTTACGACTTAAAATTTGCGTTATATAGTCTTCTGTTGCGACTCGTTTTCTAGTAGTAGGATCGGTTCCGATAAACAACTCTGAAGTAACAGCATCCCATGAAGGACCACCTATAGAAAGTTTGTTAGGAGTTACACTATTAACTTGTAATTCTTTTTCAGATATAGAATCTATAGCGATTCCAAGTTCTCGGTTTTCGTTTACCTTGAGAGTATGATCATAGTTTAGCTGTAGAGAAGTAGTCCCACCCGTAAGCATGTCGATCGTAGAAACATGATCTCCAGCTTCGTTAAGGAATGACACAACGTTTCCACGATTTATCATCGTGTTTATAACGTCATCTTTTTCTGCTTTGATAATATACCTTCCTTCAATATTTGGAAGGGTATAATAATAGCCATCACTATATTTTACCTGAGTAGCCTGAATGCTTCCTGTAGCGGTAGTGTAGATATTTCCGTATGTATTGAGTATGGTCTTGGCTAGATCTGGATAGTCTGCTCCTCTAAATCGTGTTCCATTACATGCTAACCACTTGTTAGGAGCAACACTTACTGAATGAGAGACTATAGTCCCTACAGGCAAAATTTCATTTGTAGTTAGTATCTTTACCGTGCCTTCTTGCTTTACGATATCAACGATTGTATTGTAATTTTCCCAAGATAATCTATTTCCAGTTTTAGTTAAGATACTATTTTCAGTAGGATCAGTTATGGGCAATATATAACTTGTCTTGCCCATTTTAACTTTGGTTCCAGTAACATCTAAGCTTTCTACTACTAGATTATCGATGCATATGCCGTATCCATTGTTGTAGATACCATGATCACCTATCTTTAAAATTGGATCTTCTTTAGAACCTGCAGCAAATATTTTTGTTCCAGTTATAGTTTGCTTTTCATTGATAAAAACTACAGTCGGTCTATCATCTAGATATGAATAAAATGGAACTAATCTCTGATCAACATCAATGACTTTTTCTATTAGACCATTTGTCTTTTTTCTCCAAGAGTCAAACGTATCCGTGACTTGGATGCCATTGATAGTATCGTTGGCAAACTCAGAAAAATTTATAATTTGTGTTTTATCCATCGTTAATAGTATTTATTACATTTTTATTTAAAATATTTTCAACTTGGCTTTTCCATATTAAAAGTTCTTCTATTTGCGCCTTGAGTTCGTTTATAGTATTTTCGGTTTGAATAGCCTTTTTCTTACGATTTCTAGCAGAAATATACGCACTAGTATTATTATTTAAGATAGCGCTCGAAAAAACATCTCTTTCAAGCGAATCATTTGCGTCTATCTTTATTCGATCTGACATTTTATATTGTTGCGATTGCTCTAAAATCACGAATTGTTGGAATTTCAACTATGTTTGGAGACAGCATTACTATTTTTACTTGGAATGAAACGAAGTCTGTAAGTGGATTCGCGACATATTCTACTTCTTTATAGTCTAATGCATTTGATGATACTGGAGGATTTTTAACTGGGTTTACAAGTTCCCATGTTAAGCTATCATCACTTGAAGTTGTATCATAGCCAAACTTGACGTATACTTTTATGTTGGCATTTTCAGAAGGACGATTTAGACTCAAGAATATATCTAGACGATCAGACGGATTATTTAGGTTGACTTTTCTTGTAATATATTTAGCAGCAGCGTTTCCTTCTGTTTGGTCAATGTCATCTACTATATTATAGACTGTTTCGCTTGGTATATTTACGCTTGTTGCAGGAGTAAACGTTAACGTTGTATCAGTATTAGCAGTAATCTTGTATTGTGTGCCATTTAATGCTGTTTGACCTGGAGCGTTGATTATCTGCAACTTAGAAGGAACAGTATTTTTCCAATAGTTGGTTGGCCAATTTTTCTTGTTGTCAACCAATGTAGTAGTAGTAGTTCCAGTAGTAGAAGAAGTTGAATTTTCGTATACAGTCACTCCTTCTCCATAGCTATCAGAGTTGATGATATTTTCAATGGTTAACAGTGAAGTGCCATCGATGTCTATTATTGGAGACAACGAATCATCGTTTGTCTTGAGTGTACACGTTAGTATCGCGTGTCGCTGAGTCTCGTTGCTTATAACGTTGCTTTTGTCTGCTAAATAGCTGCTAGGAATAAAGTTATTTTTATTGTTGCCTATAACTACTTCGTCTTCTCCAGCAAATGATATAGAGTTTATTATCGCTGTTGAAGGAGGAGTAATCTCTGACTGCTTTAACGTGTAGACAGATACTGGAACACTAACTAAAGATGCATATGCAGCCGGTGGATCATCTCCTGCTCCAGGACCTCCACCATTATTTTGATTTGAGAACGCAATGATCGGCGGTTTTGTATAACCAGACCCACGCTTAGTAACTTTAACTCCAGTAATTTTTCCAGTAACTCTATCAATAGTTGCTTCTGCTGTTGCGGCATCAATATCATTAGATATATCGGTAGGATCTGGGTTAATTACTACTATAGGAGGAAGTGTATATTTAATTCCAGGCTTTGTTACAGTAATTTTATCTACTCCGGTATGTAGTATATTTCTAAATTTTATTTGTCCATCAGCCAAGTTGAATTTAGCTCTACGTATTCTAAACTTTAGGTCATGATCTTGATATGCTGTCCAAGTTTGTGAGTTAGAGCTTGTAAAAAATACTCCCAGATATTCTTGTACTAAGATAGGATTATTTGTTACAATATCATTTTTGCCCTTGATCGCATAATAACATTCATAGGATGGATCTGCAGACTCGACATAAATGCAATATTCATCGTTGGATTTTAAGAATACTGGATTTATAAATGTAAATGTCGTAGGTAAAGAAGCATCATCACTGATATTAACTTGACTTGGGTTTAAACTTACTATAGAATATGGCACACGAGTTTTAGATGGATAGCCATTCGACATAGTCAATAACGATATGATAACTGGAGCAGTCTGTCCTTTTTTAGAAAAGTATAGATCGACTGAAGTTACAAATACCCCTTCTTTGTATAAACTTTTTTCAATCACGAATGATTGAGCCAATGGATCTCGGTATGTTACAGTATTTGAAACGATTGTTGTATTAGTATGAAACAATACTTGACTTTCTGTAATAGGAGTAACTGTAAAGTTTGCTACCTTTGTCGATAATATAGATTCTTGCTGGATTTGAGACATACCATTAGCGCTGTATATCGCTTCGCCAAATGTGTTTATATCTTCATCGTCGTTTCTTCGATCATCGACAAGTCTAAATCTTCTATCACCAGTATTAAATCTTAGCACACTGTTGTTAGGTATAACAAATGCTCCGTAGAGTTCTCCATTCGCATCTGTAATCAATGGGTCTGCGTACACTGTTTTTAAACTACCATCTGGATTTATTGGCTGCAGATTGTTATTGAGCGCTACGCCTGGAAGTTTTAAAGGCAAATCTCTTGCTAGCAGACCGTTATATGTCTCTACAAATTGAGGTAGACTAGCCTGATCTGCTGGACTCATGAATGATGCGCTGTTAAGTTTTTGCGCATAGTCAGTTATATTTTTTCCGTCTAAAAATGCATAGAGGCGAGTATTTGGTAAAAATCCAGTAGCATGAAAATAAACTCGACGTGATCGCATAAACGGAATGATATTGATATCACGTACGCTTTCTCCGAATGACTGATTGACATTAGAAGATGTTAGAGTGGTAAGTGTTCCAGTTCTCGTTTGATTGATCTGTTCTAATTCTGTAGTCGTGGTAACTGTAGTAACAGTTCTATTTACGTTAGGAGCATTTGGGTTTGGGCCAGGTCTTCTAATTACGTCTACGTCTACGTCACGATCTATTACTCCAGACCAAGTTGTGTTCCATGAATTCCAATCACGTCCAGTAACATCAGCATTATCGGCAATAAATTGAATAGCATTAAAGTTGGAATCATCTTGTATGACCAAGTCAGGCAGCGTAGTGGTGTCTTTCCAGTTGTCTGAACTTGGCGATAAGAGAATATTGCCTTGTATCTTTGCTAGGATGTGAGGTTGAACGCTTATAGTGTTCGTAGCTTGTAGTTGAGAAACAAGTTCTACTTCGTCGAAGTTTAAGCTAACAAAACTGTGATTTAACTTTAATTTTCCATTGTCTACAGTTTTAGCTTGTGTTATCGGTGAATCGATAATTAAATCGACATTACGAGTTCTAAATTCTGGGCGTAATAGATTTTTCTTTCTGTCTATCGAGCATTTATAGTTTTTATCAAAAATATCTCCAACGCTATGAGATATAAAGTTATCTACTAGCATTCCATTTTTAAATCTTTCACCGAGCTCATCAAATATTCTCTTTTCACTTGTAGAGCGTTCGAGCAATGACAGTGAAGTATAATATTCTACGTTGCGTATTCTACTTTCGATATTACCGATGTCTTTCATCGTATATCTACGATTATCAATATAGTTTAATTTTATATCATTGATATTTACGGTCTCCGCTGGTATTTCAATGGTATATAGTGCCATTGAGTTTGGTGGTGTTTCTGGTTCAATCGGGTTAAATGCTGGAATGCCGCCAACGATGCCGAATGAATTGTTTGAATTGACTACCAATTTATCTACTCGAGGCAAATAAAAATTCGCAGCTAATTCTATAGAAGAGTTAGGATCTAATGCCGCAGTAACAGTGTTAGAAGCCAAGGATGTACTAGCTTGATTTGTTAATACGTTAGTATAGATAATATCCGGCCTAAAGTCAACAACATCCGTTAAAAATTTGCCTTTATATGCTGGAATATTATTTCTACCGACATTGCTATACGATCCTGCATCATAAAATTTAATAGTATCTTTATTTGCTCGACTAAAATATTCGTATTGTACCGTTATATCCGTAGTTACTTCTCCATTTCCAGTATATCGTATTCTAGCATTCGTGTAATATTCATCTCGTTGTCCATCGTCAAATAACTCGAATGAATCGGTTAGATCTAAACCAGTATTGATATTTCCTCCACTTACGATCTTCTTGATAGAAATAACATCAGTGTTACTAAGTTTAAATATTTTTAACTCATTTGATTGAGTTAAAACGATCGTATCGGTGGCAGTTGCAAAACTTTTTGCCACTGATGTAATACCAGAATATTTGATAGAACAAATAATATCATAGCTATTTCCTATGACAAAATCATCTGATTCGATTGTTATGCTTGTATTTCCTTTGCTGCTATATCTCCAGGTGTTGTTAACACCGCTGCCATATGTGTAAATCTGTCCGTTAACTAGCACTATCGCATCATCAAAATCTATAAATATTGCGCTAGATGGGGCAGACACAGAAATTCGTTCATAACCTGTATTTCCAGATACTGCAGTAATATTTCCAGTATAATGTCTTTTAGCTATACATGAAGATATACTAGTTATATTTTTAGCTGTATCATGAGGTAAATCAAAATAGTTTTTATTGTATTCGGTTTCGTTTAAAACTGTGTCTAGTTTTACAGTAAATTTGAAAAGTACAGTTGATTGATTTCTCAGTTCTATAGTATCAACGTCATCAAATCTATATAGCAGATTATTAGAAAATGTTACGTCATAGATGTAGCATCTATAGTAGCTAGATCCGCTGATAGGCTCTAAAGATTTAATTTTACACTGTCCAATAGAAGTAGAACCGCTATATAAAGTATATACTTGATGAACATTGAGAATATTAGGCAGTTGAGTGCCGCTTAGTGAGCCGATAAAATAGTTTCCTGTTGGGGTTCCTAGATTTATGTTGACTAGTTTTGTATCTATTCCCTTACGAACACTTAAGTTTAATGGAGAAATTAGTTCAACGCGATTTCCATCTACGTATGCTACAGATGGTTCTACTGCAAGATTGAATCGTGTAGTCGCGTCTTCAATCGCAGTTACTTTTTGAGAATTTGTTATTACGGTATAGCCAGCAAAGTCTAGATCATCTGCTTCGTATGTTCCGTACGGATATGCAACTTCTGTTACCCTGCCAGTGCCAAAATTTTCACGTTGCTCTGGGAGTAGATTTGCTGTAGCTTTAAATTCATATCCGATTGATGGAGAGGTTCCGGCACCAACAAGAGACCAGTCCGTGTTCCCTGGATCTTCAACTCTATATCGTTCGTTTAATCTTATACATCCTGCTGGTAAATTATTTCCGTTGTATAATTCTCTAACACGAACAGCAAACGGGTTTACAGTATAGTTTCCAGACTCTTCGCGTGTGCGCTGAGCTAAAATTGTATTGATTTCTTTATACTTATCGACATACGAGATTTCTTTAACTCTAGAATTTTCTACATATAATAGTTTTATGTACTTTTCTTGATTGACGTTATCATCGAGTTCAGTTTTAGATAACCACTTTAACGACAAATCTATCTGATATCGATCAGCTCCTGGAGCAGTATAGTTTGGTGTGCCAGCAGCATTATCATAGAGCGTTTCATCTTCATTTGGATTGACTACATTTTCTGTAACTAATAGTGTAGCATAGCCAGTAATGGGATCAGTCAAACTTTGATTCTCATCAGTACCTCTATCAATAAAAATGTTTTGTTCTGGAACTGCTACGAAAGATCCTCGTGTATAAAATATGCCTTTAGCGCTTGAAACACCAAAGGCTAATCCGCTCTTAATTCCAGTTATTCCAGCTACTCGTGGATTTTGTTGAACCGTAGAAGAAGACAATTCTGACAATACCAATGAATAGTTTGTATTGCCAGGAGTAAATAAAGTAAATTCTCTGATATTTTCATTGTCCGTAGTTAATATAGAATTTTCATATGAAATATAAAATCTTATTTGTGATGCTACATTTACGTCAACTACTTTATATCCTAATACTCTGGCGCGCAATGGATTTGATGTTATACCAGTAGTTGGAGCAAATTCTATATATTCGATTCTAGATAAAATAGATTGTCTAGTCAAATTACCTTCACCTGAGACCGCAGGAACATCTGGTATGTTAAGAACTACCGTATGAACTTTGTTTAAAAACGTAGTTTCACCGCCGACTATCGCAACATTATCTTTCCAAACGCTTGATCCTAATCTGTTAATCTGATCTTGCAGCGCGGTCTGAAGTTGATTTATTTCACGTACCTGAACGCTATAACCAGGTTTAAACAGGATGCGAAGATAGTTTTTATCGGAATTATTTGATGACGCGTAGTCATCATAATACGTTTGCTCGTATGCAGTAACAGTTGACATTAGAGTTGAATAATAATTTTGATTTGTTCAGTTTGATTCTCTGCTCTACTTATCGCTTTTCTATTTTCGATAAAAACTACGGTACCGGTAGAAGCCGTATATTCGTTTCCTTTAATTTCTGTATAGTTATATGGCGTAGCGCTTCCACTACTGATATTTGTAAATGATCCGGCAGTATCTGGAATGTCGCCGTATCCAGTATTATCGTTTTGATGGAAATATAACCGGTATGCACCTTCTACTTTGTCATATGCATCATAAAATGCTCTGGTTTTATTCGTAAATTCGATAATATCTCCAGTTCTTAATAGACCTAAGCTGTTTCCAATACTATCGGGAGCTTCTGCATACCTTAACGTTCCTAAAGAGGGAGCCTCGATATCGGTTGGAATTACTGCTAGCGGATTTTTAACTAGAGAGATTTGACGATATGGCGTGTATAATCCGTCGCTGTTTATATTATCTATTGCTGAAATTGCCACTGAAACATACCATGCTGGTAAAATTTGACTTGGAGTGTATGCAAATCCACTAGTCGGAGCTATTCTTGGTACTATTACTGCTCCGCTTCCAACATTCGCAAAGACGCTAAAATCAAAGTATCCACCAAGTATTTTTCCGTCATAGTTATAGTCTACTGGCAGACTAATTTTAGTTATAGCACCGGTAATGGAATCAATTTCTATTGGGCACTGCATTGCTTGCTGAGCGTCTGACGTGTACCATACAAATGGAATATTTAATATTGCAGGATTATAACCAGACCCACCATCTAAAATCGTAAATCCGTATAATAGATTGCCGGTAGCTGAAGTAGAGGCTGTTTGCCCAGCACTATCAATTGAACCGGTATTAATGCTAATAAATTGATTGGTATTGACAACCGATGAATTATTAAAATTTACTTTATCTATCAATACCCAGATATACCCGTCAGGCATTTTTTGTGGAGTATAAGTTGTACTTTCAAGAGGAAGGTCTACGGATAGCGCGTTAACACTCTTTATACATAAAAAGATATATCCAGAGCTAGTCGTCATATAGCATGGATTTAGTGTTACTCCGTCATTTCTTACCGAAGGAAAGAAACAGCTATCATCAGCGGGGTCATATTCTTTATAATACGAATTAGCCTTGTATTTTATATTAGGAATAACTAATCCAGTATCGGCATCCTGTACTTGTATAAGAGTAGATAGATTAGACAATATTTCTTTTTGTTCACTCGCAGTTCCAGTGGGAAGAGGAACGTTAAATGTTGAACTGCCTTCGCCGATCCACGGGTCAGATTTTCCAATACCTACATAATAGTCTTGACCTTTTAGATCATCTAAAAATAAGCGCGTTGAGAGTCTACGAAAATTCTCTGTAATGATTGCTGCCATAACTTGTATTTATATTAAATATTTGTGTCTTTAGTGTGTTTTACCTTTGTTAATTTTAGTATTGTATATAGTCCCAAACCTTATCTGAAACATATATCAACTCAAACGTACCATGCTGTGGCATGGTGTTAGCTGTATTGCCGTTGATAGTTGCACCTGTGCCTGCAACTAGTGTTATTAAACCAGCACCGGCTCTTCTAATTCTAATTTTAGTGCCGACTGCAGGATTCAATGACGCTGGTAAAGTTACAATAATTCCAATTGTATTTGTAAATCGGGTATAGCGATTATAATAAGCTGAGCTGATAGTTGCAGAGGCATTTCCTGATATTGTCTCTACAGTTCCAAGCAGAGCGCTTTGAGTAAATGCTGTAGTTGCTACTGTTGTAGTATTTGTTCCAGCTGCTGCAGTAGTCGTTGTCAATGTAGGTATACTAACTCCTGTAGAAGTAACTGTCACGTATGTCGTACTTCCATTTTGAGAACGCAGACGTATTTCGTCAGCATCTATGTATGCATGACTTGCGGCAGTAGCATGACTTGCTCCATAGAGTTCGATATTCGCTCCGTTGATTCCTGCTCCTCCAGCCAGAGTAAGATTTTGTGAATTACTGTTAGATGAAATTATTCTGTTGGCATGAATACGAACTCCAGCCGATGCAATATCTAGTTCACACGCTGGCGATGCGGTTCCTATTCCAATTTTATTTGATGGATCAACATAAAATGATGGATAGATCTCATCAGGGGGACCGTAAAATGAACCAACCTGTCTTATCATAAATCCCGCACCAGAGTTAGTGTCAGGTCGATCATCATGCAAATCAAGGCTAATAATTTGTTTATTAAATATACCAATTTGTCGTAGATACGCCCAGTCACCTCCTGCTCCAGCTGTACCAAATGAAATATAAGTATTGGTTAAGTTGGTGCTATCAACTCCTTGGCTACCGCTATTTAATTGAAATTGCGCGGTTCCTCCATCAAGGTGAACTGTACCCGCTACATGAACTTTATCGACTGGACTAGCTGTACCGATTCCTACTTTTCCATCACCAGTAACTACGAGAGGAGACGTATCAGTCAAAGGAAAATCTTCGATCAACAGACAGTGACCAGTGCCTTCTTGTTTGATTTTTAATGCAGGCTCGCTTGTAGTTGCGGTGATTGATGAGTTTGTAGTAACCATCTTACACAAGCTGTTCGCTAAAAGTTGGGCAGTAACATTTTTATTGGTACCATCTGGGCCCATTACCGAATCATCACGATCGACTATTTCTAGTATATCAGTGGTAGCAACGCTGGTAGCCGCGCTCAATTGTGATAGTTTAATTGGATACATTTTACTTGATTATTATTTTGTTAATGCCTTGCTGTCTCCGTTTTCGTAGATTCTATAATAATTACTGTTTTCGAGCACGAATTCAAAGGTATTTATATCTATGGTTGGGTCACTAAACTTAGCATTTTCAAGCAGTATATAGTCTTGATCGTTTTGATAGACTATAGTGTCTTGATCTTCAGTAATTATTGGAGACGTAAATGAAATTTCGTATGGAACATATTCCGGAGTGTAGCTATAATCATAGTTTGCGTCTAACAGATCTTCAAAGACGTTATACTCATAGCTAAGATCATAATAGTCTTCTAATCCAGTATAATATCCGCTGTCATCAAAGTTTAAAATAGTGCTGTAATTCCATGGATAGAATCTGCTAAAAACTGAAGGTGGAGCAGTCTGTTTGGTATTTAATATATCAACATAGCTTGATACGTTATTAAATTTCACCAGATTGTTTCGATCATAAGATTTTAACGATTCTGCGATAGTTTTATCAGACCAACCGCTGCCTAGCTGTGTAGAGTCTAAAAACTTGATCCAATCTTGGTATTCTCGATGGACGATTTGATCGCGCGTATTGGTATTTTTAGCAAAAAGATCTAGTAAAATTTCACATACCAGATTTTCATAGCTGCTATAGCCATCAGGAGCGCTGCTATTATTGCTATAGATTACGACATTACCACCAGAAATTATTGATGTAGTGAGTTCATTTATTATGAATGCAAAAGAATTTGTTTCAGCTTCTACTATTCTATGATAGCCAGCGATAGCATCGTTGTCAACGTTAGTTATGTTGATTCTATCTCCGACATTAAAATCATGCTTTGGAGCAGAAACATAAACTTTATAACCTCCTCCATAGTTTGGATCTGGATTCGGTTCAACTAAAATTTCATTTGCTCGGATTACTATAAACTTTTGTCTAAGAGCAGATAGTATGAATGTAAGTATTCTATCACCAACATCTATCCATCCTGGTTGGAATTTAGGAATATGTGATCCTAATGATGGACGACGCTGTTGTGATATCCAAGAATAATCATTTTCGGCATCATTATACGGTATATAGTTAGACCAATCGTTATTGGTGTTAAATGCTTCTAGTATAAGAGAAACGAAAAGCTTTAAACCAGATGGATGAACAAACTTAGAATATGAATTTTTCCATTCTGAGGACGACAATCCAGTAATAATTTCGTACGAATATGTTTGCCAATAATTACTGTCATGCAACTTAAACCGATCTGACAACAATGATTTTGGTTGTATATATCTCCACTGTTGATCAGTAACTGTAGTTACTTCCCATATTTCTTTAGGGCGAAGAGTTTTTAGGCTATAAATTACAAATGAATTTGGAGCATTTTCTAATGAATTAACGAGTTGATTTATGTCTGATCCAAAAAGAGGCTCTGCTTCTACGCTAATGTCGTTATAATAATCAATTTTTTTATTGACAGACTGGTCTTGTACCGTAATAACATCAGATTTTACATTCCAATTTGTGGTAGGTGATACGTCATATATTCCAGGATACGGTATAGTAACGATATTAGAAGTATTTGTGGCGTATGCTACTATTCCTAGATTTAAATTTTTTAATGGTTGAGTATTTGGATTTGTTCCACCAGTTACTGGCAAAAGAGTAAACGAAGATGGTATCTGTTTTTCAGTTACGATAACCTCTATAGATTTATCGATTCCAAATGGTATATTCAAATCATTCCATGACGCAGTGATCGGCCAACCAGAAACAGTTTGTAATAACACAGGTTTGCCCTGATTGATGACTCCGCTATACTCACCTCCTGTTGAATATGGATTAACTGGACTTTGCTTTCCTCCGACTAGATAGACGTAGAATTGAGATGAGCTTGCAGTATTTGGAGCTCCTAGATAGGCAACCTCTGGTGCTAGGACACCCTGTTCTTGTTCAATATATTCAAAGTCTCTAACCAGATACGGCCAAGTTGCTTCATCTGGCCATTTTGTATAGTTCGAGCTGATAGAAGTTAAATCCTGATATTTAAATCTCCATCTATAGATTGGTGGTTGACCAGTTGATGCTATGTTTGTTCTAACTATATGAGGTATATTATACGATTGTCCAACATCTTCTGGATTATTTAATTCTATTCCATCAAATGTCCAGAGCTGATCTCTAAGGTGATGCAGCAGAGGAGCATTTGGGCTATAACCTTCTCGGGTTGGATCATCTGGAGCAATAGCCGCTCCAGATCGTACTCTCATGTACTTTTTATTTGGATTTGTAGTGACTGTTTCAAGAGTAAGCGGATTAAATTCTGCCCATTCTCCGACACCAGCTGATAAATCAAACAAAAAATCTTTTGGATAAAATACTCGTACCGCTTCATTAAAGAATATTTTAAAAAACGAATAGATACTATCTTCAGAACCGCGTGAGTGATAGTAATTAAATATTATCTTATAGAGAGTAACTTTATCTAGAGCTACAGAATTCGGAACGTTTTTAGCAATCAAACTTTGTATCTGATCTAGATATTCGTAAGAAACACGATCTATATCTTTTTCGCTGGTAATATTTTCTATTCTATAGGAAGGTAAACCAACGCTATTTAAATATTCATAATATTTTTCGATGAAAGCTATTAAAGTTTGTGCATTTTCTTGCGCCTGTTCTGGAAATAATCCAGCCGTCTTTATAGTTTCAATATTGTATTTGGCTATAGACATAATTACATTCTATCTCGCGTAAATGTGCTATAATCAATAGATTTGTTTGATCCGGCTACTGACACGATATCAACTTCACCATAGACAAACATTCTGTTTGTATTGATACGAATAAGTTGGTTGCGTTGTGAAATAATATCATTTGATATTGGAATCATGTCTAGATATACTGTTTGAGTAGTATTATTAGTATTGGCATCAGTACTCATATCGTCTACAGTAATTGGTAATATTTTTGCTATACCATTGCTCAAATCAACTTCTCCAGCGTTGTTATTTACGATTATATTTTTATTAGAAGCAGTATCATAATAAAAGAGAGTTAGGATTCTACGATTCATGTCATTCACATCAGCTCTATCTCCAAAATAATGTAGTATACCGTCTTTATAGAATCCACTTGAGTTGATGACAACCTTATCATCGTCAATCTGTAATGCTGTTCCGTATTTTAAAATTATTTCTTTTGGGCTATTAGAGTCAAATACTATCTGTTTAGATACGAAAACACGTATAAGAGAGTTTAACACACATGGCAAAGATGTGTCAACTACTCTAGATAGCATAGAGTGTCTAAAGATTCCATCGAATGATTGTAGATAGTCGTTATTAAACGAGACTATCTTTTCTCTAATTGCTCTTTCAATTTCAGTCGTTGCAGAATCTGTTAGATTTGGATTATATTTAAACAACACGTCTATTACGATATCGATATATTCTGGATCGACTATTTCCGGAATAATCGACATTACCTTTTTGCCTCTTAAGAAACTTAATATTTCTAGTTTGTCTTGTAAAGGAACCACATCATCAGATGTAGAATTTGGTCTTATGCAAATAAAGACTTTACCGTATTGAGCAGGAATATTATCCTCTCCTCCCCACACAGATATTGTACCAGCATTTGGATACTGAGCATATATCAATGCTTTATAGTCATCTGCAGTAACAGCACGATTTTGTGCGATATATTGTATCGGAGCATTATATTTGATGCTGTTGATCTCTTCTCTAGCTGCTCCTCCACTAGAAATTGAAACCGTTTCGGTTTGTATGTTAGACACTTTAGTAGTATCTAAAAAGTCAGTATACGTAAATTGAGTAATCTTATTTGCTTTATCTCCGTCAGATACCAGATATTGCAATCGTAATATATTTAAGTTATCTGGACGTTTTCCAAATACATTATTTCCGAAAGACACTACATATTTTGATTCATAATTTTCATATAAGAAGTATATAAGTGAAGTTTCGTTTATACCAGTTACATCTGTGAATCTAGAATATACTTCTAGATATTGAGAAGATTTTTCTGGATATACTATCACCTTTAGTGTATTGGTATCAATTTCTTTGTTATCGATAACATACTCGTTTTTGTTTAGCAAATTGTTAATTTGCATATTAACAGTTTCAATATATCCTTGATGCAACACAACATTTTCTGCAACGTATGTGTTTGTCTGAGCTAGTTTTTTACACTTTATATCTTCAAGATTTGTAAAGTTATAATTTTTGCCAGTCTGAGTATTTGATAGATTGCCGCTAAATGCAGATCCTCGAGGTATAACATGCTCTTCTGGAGTAGAGTCAAATAGTTGAACTTGAATGTTGATAGTTGCTTTTGCAGAAATAACACTTCTAGGAGTATAGCCAATCAATTTTGCCGCAGATACTACATTTTGACGAAGCTGCGCACTGTCGATAAACGTTTCATTTATTGCTAAATGAGATAGCATCGCGTTATAGTGTGTGTTGTGCGCCAACACATCTATAAGAGTATTTAGATTGGAACCAGTATAGTCCCAGTCTTTAAACTCTGAATCTGACGTTTTAAAATATGATATTAAACTTTTTTTAATTTCAGAAAAGTCTAATTCGCTTATTGAAACTGATTGTACTGGTAATGACATGTTTATCTTATTCTATTTAAATAAAACACTATTTCTTCTGTTTTGTCGTATGAGACGTTAAATTTTATAGTTATAGTATAGGAATTTTCATCCATATTGTCTTTAACAAATACTTCAAAAACGTCGATTCTCGGTTCATGCTTTTGGATTATCGTGCTTATTCTTGACTGAAGTTCGTATGCAGTAAATGCATCAACCTGTTCAAACAACAATTCGTTGATTCCGGCTGCCAATTCTGGCTGAAATGGTCTGCTTGTTCTAGAACTTAATAGCAGATTTTTTAGGCTTTGCTTGACGCTATCCAAATCCTTTATCGGAGATATATCTTTAAGAACAGGATGAACGTTAAAGTTATTCGGTATATCTGAATAGAGGTTATTTCTCGACACCGTTGATGGTTTCGAAGAATTATAGTCAGAAAGAATAGAGCTCACAACATATATTTATACAAAATATTATGCCATATTTGATGGAGTCCATCCTCTACGAAGCGGTCCCCAATATCTTGCCATGCCAGTGCTTGCATCGCTGCCGATTGCTCCGCTCTTTCTAATCAAGACTTCAGCTATAACGACAGCAGCCTTAGAGTTGATGTCAGGATCCTGAAGCTGTGCGTTCGAGAATGCTGGCTGACCGTTTATCTCGGTCGCGTTTTGAATGCCAGCTGCCCGCATATGAGTTTTGTATGTAGAATAGTCGAGAGGTGATAGCTGATAGAGACCGTTAGAGTTTCCAGTAAATTTGCCGACATCTCCGACGACTCCATTACGAAGACCAGATTCTTTAACTCCTAATTTGGTAAAGAACAACGCCCATTCATCTGCTGAACCACTAGTAATGCCATATTTGGCTCCGTCACTTGGCTTAAATTGATTCAACGAAGAAGCTAATATGAGAGGTTTCATTCGGTTAAATTGAGTCGTTTCGGTCTCATTTTTAAGGCTAGCTAGGCTAGCAGTACTGCCTGAAGTTGTAGTATCTCCAGTAGATGTAGCGTTGCTAGATGTTGCTTTAGCAAACAGCGGATTGTTTAAGATATCATTTTTGTATTGGCGTGTAATTTCTTTTACGCCTTTCATCTTGCTTCTAAACTCAACTATAGTTTCGCTAGACCATTTTGGATTTCTTTCGATAGCAGCTGTTACCTCTTTATCAAACGTTGAAAATTCTGAAGACAGGTTTACGCTGCTAGCTGCCTGATCTAGACCGCTGTTAAATGAATCTAAAAATTCTGAAAGGCTGCTACCTCCAGATAATAATGAACCTACGCTGCCTATAGAATTGGTCACGCCGTCGATAGAACTTGCTACAGAACTGAGTGCGTTATTTGCAGTATTTACTGCAGACACTGATGAAGTTGTCGAACTTGTCGCACCAGCTAATGAAATAAATGAGTTTGCTTTGTCTAGAGTTCCTCCTAGTCCTGACACTATAGAATCTATAGTTGAACTTCCGCTGGAATCTGATGAAG